TAATGGCACTACTGTGGAAGATGTGGTGTCTACCGATAAAAACGGTAAGACTGCTATCTATGCGGTATCTCTGGGGCTGGACGGCTTCCACGGTATCTCTCCCATGGGTGACGGCGTTGTTCAGTCCTATCTGCCCGACTTGAACGCCCCCGGCGCGGTCAAGACCGGTGAGGTGGAGTTGGTGGCAGGTGTGGTTCTGAAGAACACCCTGAAGGCTGCCGTGCTGAAGGATATCGCCATCGCTGCCGAATAACACCGGAGGCGCTGCCTATGGTAAAATACGAATTTTATGTAAACCAGTATTTGGGCAGCGCCATTCCGGAGAAGGCCTTTTCAGGCGTGGCGGCGCAGGCGCAGCAGCACTTAGACAGATTCAAGCGCATCTATCGGGTGGATTCCTCCGGTGAGGCGGCAGAAGGTATGGCGGTATGCGCTATGGCGGAAACCCTGTGGGACAGACGAAAAGAGGGGACGGCATCTGCCAGCATAGGCGGCGTATCTGTGCGGTATACAGCAGATAAGCTCCCCCTCAACCGTGCCCTTTATCAAAAGGCGTCCATTTATTTGGACATCTATCGGGGGGTGGGGTAATGCCTGCTTCGGATTTGGAGAAGCTGCAAAGCTGGCTTTCTGCCTATCCTAATTGGGAGACCTTTCCCGGGAATGTATGCGTGCTGCCCAAGGAAAAGAAAGAGGTTTTCCGGCGGGAGGATGTGCTGGGGAATGCGGTACTGGGCTGCCGATATTATGTAACCCTGATTTGGGAGACAGCAGGGCAAATTGGCGATGGGAAATGCGCCGCCCGTCTGCTGGATTTTCAGTCTTGGGTACAAGAGCAGAGCGTCTTAGGCCTTGCGCCCCACTTTGGGGATGTGCCTGCCCAAGAACGGGTGTGGACAGAAAAAGGCGGTCTTACCGTCGGCTCGCAGATTGTGACATACACCGTGACACTGGTTGCGGATTTTACGAAAGTTTATGAGGTGAAAAACTAATGGCAAAGATTGAAAGAAAGTATTTGGCGCATTTTATCAACACCGCCGCAAACGGCGGCGCGGCTGCTTATGAGCGGCTGGGCAAGGATTTGGAGGAGTTTTCCCCGGAGCTGGCGGCTCAGGTAGACACCAAGAAGAATATTTTGGGTGAGAGCTCCATTCTGATTTCCGGCTACGAAAAGACAGCTGCAGTAGAGCCTTTCTATGCTGAGGAGGGCTCTGACTTGTTTGCCCGACTGCAGGACATCATCGACAACGGCTTGCTGCTGGATAATCTAAAGACCGACGTGGTGGAGGTCAAGCTTTGGGAGCAGGCCGAGAGCGGCGCTTATCCTGCAATTAAGGAAGAAGCCTACATTGAGGTCACCAGCTACGGCGGTGATGTCACCGGCTATCAGATTCCCTTTACCCTGCACTTTACCGGCGCAAAGGTCAAGGGCAAATTTGACGTAGCCACCAAGACCTTTACAGCAATTTGATTGCAAAAGGGTTTCAACTGAAAGAATGAGATTGCCACACCAGTGTGTGCACTGGTTCGCAATGACAAGCGGTTAATCACAAGGGGGAGGGAGAAATCTCTCCCCCGTAACAAAGAAAGGATCGTACTATGGAGAAAATTTCATTTGACAGCGGCGTAAAAAGCTACAAGATTAACGGCGCCGGCGTGCTGCGGTTTAACCCCGGTGACCCCAATGTATACGCCCGCTTTTTGGAGGCGGCGGACAAGCTGCAGGATGTGGAAAATGCCTTGGTGGAGGAAGCGAAAAAGCTGCCGGAGGCAGACGGCACCGGTGTTGTGCAGCTGCTTGCCCGGGCGGATAAGGAAATGAAGCAGGTGCTGAGCTGGGTGTTTGGCGAAGGGAATGATTTTGACAAAATCCTCGGCGGTGTAAACCTGCTGGCGGTGGCGGATAACGGTCAGCGGGTGGTGACCAATTTGCTGGCGGCGCTGCAGCCTGTTTTGGTAGAGGGCGCAGAGCGGTGCGCCAAGGAGAAGGTAGATGCCGCGGTGCTGAAAGCCAAAGCGCGGCGGGGTGAGCAGCGGTGACACCTTGGGAGCTGCCCCGGCAGGCGGTGTTTGGCGGCGTGAGCTATCCCATTCATTCGGACTATCGGGATGTGCTGGAAATTTTCTCCTACTTTGACGATCCGGATTTGCCGGAATATCTCAGGTGGCGGATAGCGCTGGCGCGGTTTTATGAGGGGAGATTCCGGAGGCGCATTTGCAAGAGGCAATGGTGTTTCTGACGGAGTTTTTGAAAGGCGGCAGGCAGGATGCAGAAAGGGCTGCCCCTAAGCTGCTGGACTGGGAGCAGGATGCCGGTGTGATTGTTGCGGAAGTAAACAAGGTGGCGCAGCAGGAGATTCGGGCGATGCCCTATGTGCACTGGTGGACGTTTTTGTCGTGGTTTCACGGCATCGGAGAGGGGCAGCTTTCTTTGCTGGTGGGGATTCGGGAAAAGCTTCGCAAGGGCAAAAAACTGGAGCCCCACGAAAAGGATTACTACCGGGAGCATAAGGCACAGGTGGACTTGAAGAAACGGTACAGCCGTGAGGAGCTGGCGCAAAAACAAGCGCTGGAAAAGCTGTTGGGATAGTCTTGGGATATATATTCTCTCCGCGGTGATGCTGCGGAGGTTATTTGATAGGTAGGTGAGTAGATGGCAAACAGTGAACAAGTAATTTACGTAAATATGAATACAGACAATGCAGTTTCTGCGACACAGCAGCTGGACAAGGAGCTTTTGGTGCTGCGGCTGGCGTTGGGAAAGCTGAAAGCAGCTATTGTCAACGCGGTAGCACCCATCGGCGCGGTATTTGTTCCTATAGTGCAGAAGGCGGTGTGGGCAGCAACACGGCTGGTGAAGTCTGTGGGATCGGTGATTGCCGCGCTGTTCGGATATGGCAATGCTGCAAAAACAACGGTAAAGACACAGGAAAAACTGGCAAAGACAAATGAAAAAGTGAAGCGGTCACTGATGGGCTTTGACGAAGTGAACCGGTTAAATGAAAATTCCGGAAGCGGAGAAGTGGCGACAATTGCGCAAAGCAGCACCCTTGCACCCCAGTTGCAGGCGGTGGTGGATAAGATTTTGGCAATCCTTGCGCCGCTGAAGGAAATTGATTTTGCGCCGGCGGTGGCGGCGTTTGGACGGCTGAAAGAGGCGATAGCTCCCATCAGCCGGGCGTTATTTGCAGGACTGGAGTGGGCGTGGTTTAATCTGTTGGTGCCGCTGGCGGCGTGGACCATTGAGGATTTATTGCCGGTGTTTTTGGACACGCTCAGCAGCGCGCTGGGTGTGCTCAATTCTGTAATTGTGGCGCTGCAACCTATGGCAAACTGGCTGTGGGAGAGTTTTTTGAAACCTCTTGGACAGTGGGCAGGAGAGCAAATTATAGCCGCATTAGGCAGGCTGAAAGAACGGCTGGATGGTGTCAGCGCGTGGATTTCTGAAAACAGAGAGCTGACCCAGAAAATCGCGCTGGCGGCGGTTGCAATCGGTGTTGTCAACGGCGTATTGGGAAAAATGACGGATCTGACTAGCGGACTGGTAAACCCTGTGGCCTTGGTAAGCAATGGAATCAAGGCGCTTGGCGGTGTGCTGTGACTGCTGGCTGCCAATTGGGATGTTGTGAAAGCCGCTTGGTCAGGCGCCGCCGGCTGGTTTCAAAACAATCTACTAAAGCCGTTAAACACCGGTTTTCGAGGTTTGGTAAACGGTATCATTGGCTTTTTGAACGGTTTGATTGCCGGCGTGGTAGCGGCGGTCAACAGCATTGTGGGCGCAGTGAATAAGCTGAAAATCTCTGTGCCCGGCTGGGTGCCCGGATTGGGCGGCAAAAGCTTGGGCTTTAACCTGCGTACGGTGAATGCGCCGCAAATCCCGTATTTGGCGCAAGGTGCGGTGCTGCCTGCCAACAAGCCCTTTTTGGCGGTGGTGGGCGACCAAAAGCACGGCACCAACGTGGAAGCGCCCCTTGCCACCATTCAGCAGGCGGTAGCTGCCGTAATGGGTGACCAGACAGCGGCGATTGCCGCCGGCTTTGCCACTTCTGTGGAGGTACAGCGGGAAATTCTGCAGGCGGTGCTGGGAATTCAGATTGGCGACGATGTAATCGGCAACGCAATGCGCCGCTATCAGCAGAAATGGTCTGTGGTGAACGGAGGTTTTGTATGAGAAAGACAACGGATTTGTTTTTGATTGACGGGAGGCCTATACTGGCGCCTGACGAGAATGTGGAAATCTCCTTGGAGGACATTGACGCCTCCGATTCCGGCCGGGATGAAAGCGGTGTGATGCACCGGTTTGTGGTGCGGCAGGGCGTGGGAAAGTGGACATTTTCCTATGCCTGCCTAACCGGGGAGGAATACGCCTATATGGAAAGCCTGTTTGCAGGCAAGGCAACCTTCTGTTTCCGGTATTCCGACTGCGCCGATGGTGGGCAAGCCAAGGAAATTACCGCATATCGGAGCAAGCACGGAATTGTATGGCAATCGGCAGCCACCGGACAATTCCGGAACTATCAATTTAGCATTATTCAGTGCTAGGAGGTGACACGTTGCTGAAAAATTTGATTGTTTTGCCGGATGGAACAGAAGTTTTCTCCGGCACAGGGGAAGTCAACGCCCTGCAAAGTGTCACCCTTACCCAGCGCGTGAACGCAAGCACAGAGCTGACGCTGGGGTCAGCTTGCGCCAATATGCTGGAAGCCACCCTCCTGACGCCGGCCGGTGGCCTAAACATTATGCCCGGTATGGAGCTGACCCTTTACAAGGTGGCAGAGGACGGCACGCGGAGGAAAATGGGCCTTTTTACTGCGGAAAAGCCCACCCGTCCCAGCGCCAATCTGTATAATTTGACAGCTTATGACCGGATTTCGTGGCTGGACAGGGATTTGACCCAATGGCTGGAAAGCTTAAACGGGTGGCCGTACACACTGCTTCAGTTTGCGCAGATGGTGTGCAGCGCGTGCAATGTAAAGCTTGTCAATGAGAGCATTCCCAACGAGGATTGGCAGATTCAGAAATTTTCTGCAAATGGCATCACCGGCCGGCAGATTATGACGTGGATCGGGCAGGCCAGCGGGCAGTTTTGCAGGGCAACGGCAGACGGGGAAATCGAATTTGCGTGGTATACCCCTACAGAAACGGAGATTTCTGCAGAGGGGGAGCATCCGATTCTTTCGGTGCAATTTGCCGACTATCAGGTTACGCCCGTCGACAAGGTGCAGATCCGGCAGACGGAGACGGATATCGGCGGGATATGCGGCGCAGGCAGCAACGCTTATGTGATAACCGGAAACTGTCTGCTGGCAACGGACACATTGGAGCCGGTACAGCGGGTGGCGCAGCAGCTGCTTACCCAGCTGCAGGAAGTAACCTATGTGCCCTGCAAGGTGCGGATTCCTGCTACCACCGCTATTGCAGCGGGGGATATTGTCCGGCTTACCGACCGGAACGGAAAAACCTTTCCGCTGTATGTGATGACAAAAGTACAGGCAGGGCAGACGGATACGCTGGAATGTGTGGGCAGCGCGTATCGAAACAGCACCACCGCTACCAACTATGACCGTTTTACGTCCCCTGCGGGCAAGGTGCTGGAAATGCAAATGAGTATGGAAGGCATCAAAGCGGAAAATCGGGACAGAGACGGCAAATTGACCGCGTTAACATTGACAGTGGACGCTCTGCAGGCAAGGGCTGTGGACAGGGAAACAGAAATGGAGAAGATAACCGAGAGGATGTCTGCGGTGGAGCAGACCGCGACAGGGCTTTCGGTGCAGGTGCAGAGCGTTCAAAATGACGGCGTGACCAAGGTTAGCACCGCTACCGGGTATACCTTTGATGAAGAGGGTATCACTGTGGAGAAAAGCGGTCGGGAGATAAAAACACAGATTACCGAAGACGGTATGCGGGTATTTAAGAACGGCAATGCGGTGCTGACCGCCAGCAGTGAAGGGGTAGATGCGGTGGATTTACACGCGTCCACCTATTTGGTGGTTGGCGGAAGAAGCCGCTTTGAAAATTTTGAGACAGACCGAACAGGCTGTTTCTGGGTAGGAGGATAAAACGATGGCATTGGGAACACAAACTTTTTCTACAGGTGACTATGCTTGGCAATCCTGGTCAAACGGCTATGTGATTTCTCTGACACTGACCGAGGAATCAACAGATGTGGCAACCAACACATCCTTGGTGTCCTACCTGTTCACCATCAGCAATACCAACAACAACCGCTTTACTGAGAGCAATAACAGCTGGACAATATCCATTGGCGGGCACACCATTTCTATCAGCGGGTTTAACTTTAATTTGGGAACGAATTATACCACGCAGACCATTGCCTCCGGCCAGCTGACGGTGGAACACAATGCAGACGGCACGCTGGATATGCCCTATAATGTGTCTATTCCCAATATACAAGCGGGAAACCGTTACGGTCCGCCGGCAATGAGCCTGTCAGGCACGTGGACGTTGACACCAATTCCCAAAGCCTCTTCCGTGTCTTGCTCCGGGGGCACAATCGGGAAAAATGTGGACATTACAATCCATAAAGCCAGTGACAGCTTTACCCATACGCTTCAGTATTCCTTTGAGGGTGGCGTGTCCGGTACAATTGCAGAAAATACGGGATTGTCTACGGTTTCGTGGACAATCCCGGAAACATTTTATGGGGAAATACCGAACCAAAAAGAGGGCACCGGAGTGATTTTCTGTACTACCTACAACGGTGCTACGCCTATCGGGGAATCCAGCTGCACATTTTCCGCAAAGGTGGATGAGGCAACCAGCCAGCCCGATCTTTTTGCGCAGGTGATTGATATCAATGCGGCTACGAAAGCGCTAACCGGCGACGAGAATGTTCTGATACGGTATCACAGCACAGCGCAGGCGCTAGCCAGCTATTGGGCAAATAATCTGGCGGCTGTAACGGAATATAGGCTCTCCCATAACGGCAGAAGCTACACGGAAACCCCTGCGGTGATTGCGGAGGTGGAGAACGGACAGTTCGACTTTTCGGTTACCGATACCCGTGGTTATACCCGGACACTTGCTGTTTCCAAGCAGGTGATTCCCTATGTGAAGCTGACCTGTAACCTCAATGACAATAAGCCTGATGTTGACGGGAATATGACGGTTTTTGTATCGGGTAATTACTTTGACGGCGCTTTGGGCACGGAAAGCAACACGCTGTCAGTATGGTATCGGTATAAGGTAAGCGGCGCTGCGTGGCTGGATACATCTGAGGAGTGGCATTTACTGACCCACAGCGTAGCCGGAAATGCCTATACAGCGCAAGCGGAACTGACCGGCTTGGATTATCAAACGGCTTACACCTTTCAGGCAAAGGCAATGGACAGGCTGGCTGTGGTTTCTTCCGGGGAATACACGGTCAGAGCAACGCCGGTGTTTGATTGGAGCGAAAAGGATGTCCGGTTCCACGTGCCTGTTTACGGCATTACCCCGGATATGGTTGGCGCAAGATATGTGTCAACAGATGGGGCGAATTTGTTGGAAAGAGCAGGCGCGGAGAGCGGCGTGCTGTTTATAAAAGATGCAGGCGATTTGAATCACTGTTATTTTGGCTTCTTTTACGGATACCGGTATGGACAGGCGGCAACGGTCTACTCCCTCTGCGCCAAAGGACTGTCCGTTATCACAAATCC